ATAAGATTGGCGGCATCGGAGATTGTTAAGTCAACGCCATCCACTACTCCACCAATCTCGGGAGAACTTAATGAGTCAACGATCCACTCGTTTAGTGTAGCCTTTGGAGCGGCTGATTGTGATAAAGTTGCGAAGAGCGGAGTCTCAGTTGGAGAAACAGTTTTTAGCACATTTTCCAGATTTTCTCTAGCGCCCTTCGTGCTTGTTACGTTGTATGATGTTGCTATAGCCATGATTATAAGATTTTTAAGATTTTTATTTTTGTTAGATTTTTGCCATCTAATCCGCAAGAAATGCGGCAAGATCGTTTTCCGAGAGTGTTTTACGCTCCAAGATCTTCGCTTTTTCAGCAGTTGACCGAGTGCTTGCCGTTTGTACGGGTGGGCTGGAATCTCCGATCTCACTTGGCGGTGGAGCTTTGGCCTTTCTTTTCTTGGCCGGCTTGCCCGCTTTCGCATGATCCGCTTTGATTGCCTCGACTCCTCTGGCTAGAGTGGCCGCTACAAAGTCAGCGTTTGGGAGGGAACCTAGAATGTGCGAATATTGGCCTTTGATTTGGTCGAAAATTTCTTTTCTCTCCTCGAAGCCTTCGCTCTTCTGAATCCATGGATGAGTCGATCGAGTGTCTTCCGCCCATTGCTGGCTAGACTGAAGATGTTGAGCCCTTTCGGGGATCTTCTCGGTCAGATAGTCCTCGGCTTGGGTCAGTATTCCCCGGATGTCATCATCCGAATATTCCTTCCCATCGACTTCGACATAATCCTTCCCGATGTGCTGGAGACTCCACCGCTTCGCCGCAATTGCCTCTTTCCTGAGTGACTCCAATTCCTCGAAGGTATTCACCTCTTCAAGTGCTGGCTTCTGCGGTTCGGTAGCGGATTGTGGATTGGCTTTTAAAGCGTCAATCTCGGCCTTTAAAGATTCGGCATTTTCCTCTGCGGATTTCGCTCGGGCAGTCAGTTTATTAACTTGCTTGAGCAACTTGCCTACTGCTTTTGGTGGCTCGGATTCAGCTTCTTCAGCGTCTTCCTCCTCCTCAACTTCTTCCTCTGATTCCTCTTCCGATTCCTCTTCGGTTGACTGTAAAAGAACGTCCTCCTGGTCGGTTTCCGCATCTGCGGGCTGAGTCTCGGACTCTGCTTTCGCTTCGGATTCCTGTTGGGCTTCCTCACTCTCCTCGACTTTCTCGACGAACGATGCCGTCAATTGCTCCAGGTTTGTAATTGGTCCCTGCGTTTCTGTCTCTGCTCCCGTTTCTTCTGTACCCGGAGCCTCGGTCGTAACTGTATCTGCCATAATTTTCCTGCGTTTGTAGAGTTCGCACTCTCTTGCGTTGAACTGCGCGACGAAGATGTCCCGCCAGTTACAATTTTAGCAGGGGGTCAGAAAAATTATTAAGGGCTATGGTCGTAAAACGGGGACCAGTTTTCCCGGAACTTTTCATACTTGCTCGAAGAGCGAGGGGAGGCGGCAAAGAGCCGGATGCACTTAGTCGGCTTGGACGAGGTCGGGATAATGTACCAGACTCGGACCGGATCGACCCAGCAAGCGATAACATCGACCTCGTCACCGATCGCGCGCTTCTTGAACGTCCCTTGACTGGTCATAACTTTGAACGAGTTGTCACTCGGCTCGGATGAGATGGCCGAAGTTCCTTTGACCTGGACTTTCAAGACTCCTTTCGGGCAATCGACTAGAAAGTCCCAGGCCACCGGCAAAGTCGGGCGATGAGGAATAAACCCCCGCCTCAACGCTTCGGCCTCAAACTCAGCCTCGTAAAGCGAGCCGAGGACGATGTTAGAAAGCTTCACTCTTCAAGCTCGGGGTCGGGCTTGAACTCGACAACGGGCTCGTCGAGCCATTCGGAAATGTCCTCACTAGCGATTTTCGCCATTTCGATGTCTTCGATGTCGCTCTCCTCGAGCCAGCGATTTAACAGAGCCCGGTGGGCCCGTTTAAATTGCTCATGCGGGGTCAGCCTCGCCATCGTCTTCATTTAACGCCTCGACAATTCTAGTGAGGCCACCAATCTCGCCCGCCAGCCTAGCCAGCTTGCTGGGATTGTCTATTAACTGAGAATCTTGAAAGTCGGATAAGCAAAAGTCTCTCTGCTCTTGAATAAATCGTCGCACGACTTTAAAATCATCACGATCAGACAGACTCGCTAACGCTTCGGGTAAAGTCATGCGGCCTCCTCCGAAGTTCCGGGCACGTTGCCGGGAGCAGTGCCTAGCTGGCCAATGAGAGCATTGCGTTGCTGGGCTTGTTGTTGCTCGAGCTGGCCAGCATATGTCTGGAGCCGAGCGGCAAACGCTTCGTCCTCTTGGAGCCTTTGCTGGACATCCTGTGCTGGAATTTCTTGAGTGCCTTGGAGCCACTGCTGAAGTACTTGCAAACGCAGTTCTGAATTGGAATTTTCTGGAGCATTCACCACCTGACCCGATGCGATTTTCGCAATGTCAGCCGAAGTTTCCTTGATCTCCTTGTCCGTTGCCTCCTGTTGGGGAGCAATTAACTGATTAGCCAAGTTCGGATCAACTGCCTCGATGACTTTTCGCAGATAAATGTCGTACCTCGCTTGCCCGGACCGATCATACTGGGCCATAAGCTTGCCGATTGTATCGAGCTTTTGGATAACCTTATCCTCATCCGCATTAAGACTGTTCCACGATATATTAAAATCATAGACCGAGGAGGTCTCGTCGAGAATTAAGGTTGCCCCTTGCTCATTGTTCGTTACCCGAAACCAGATCTCAGGCCCGCCGTAAGTCCGATCCAGTGCCCATACCCTATTCAAAATTTGCTTCCATCCTCCCAGCCAACGATTGACCAGGTGCTGTCTCACCATGTTGGCCTCCACCGCATCCAATTCGGAAGTCGCCCGTCCCGTCACCCGATTGGCCAATTGACGCAGGTGGACCTCGACTTCGGTCGATGCGGGGGAATACTTCGGAATTTCCATGAACCCAACCTCATCCCTTCGACGGACGGGGACTTGACTGCCTGGACCTAGAGTGGAAGGTTTGCGGCCAGCCGTGTAAACGATTGGCGGGACAGTAGACATGCTTGCCCGGTCCCTTCGAGCATCAAGCTCAGTCTTTACTGCAATCTGATAGTCCTTCAAAAGCTCGGGGTAGCCCCTAGAATCGAGAAGGCGATGGTTCAAACTTTCCCGAGTGATAGCTACAAAAGGATACCTTCCCTCATCATAGCTCACCGGCTTGTGATACCCTGCCCCTTCAGCTTCATCGGCAAACACTGTTTGCGTGACTACCGGCACCTCGTCATCCGGGTCGATCTCTTTCCGATAGGCAACGATTACCCGGACCATCCCCTCGAAATGTTGATCTCCATAGCCCGAAGTCGAGCCGTAGGTTATTAAATTATTCGAATAGCTCTCGTCCGTGTAAGTCCCTTTCGAGTTCTCGAGGACCTCGTCAATCCACTTCGAATCCCAGCCGTCATTCACTTTCTGCTTCAAAGCCTCCGGGCTAAAGTAATGAATGCAATAAATCGCTCGAGCCGATTCCAGATCGATTACGTTGCTGTCAACGATGATCTCCCGACCCAACTCGTACGCTTTTACGCACGGCCTGTTTACGACCACTTTTTCGGTCGGAATTTCGGTCATACCAGTCTCCCGTAATTCCCGAATTGCCTTCTTGATCCGACCCTTTCGCAACTTCGGGAAAAACGAGGAGAAAGTCGATTCCACCTCATCCGCTAGCTCGGGGTCTTGGATCGCAATAGCCAGGTCAGGGCTTTGCTCCGCAATCTCGTCCATGCTGATTGGCTGGAAAGTTCTCGTAGTTTCACGCTTCCAGCTAGTCCCGAAAAAAGTCAGTCCGTTCTGTAACAAATAATTCGCCCCAATCGTCGCCTCACGTTGCAACTCTTCCATCGAGCCCATCCGCCAACGAAGAAATTCAGTCACCAGCTTGGCCGAGGCAATGTCTTCGCTCTCGATCGGAGCCGCCACCAAGTTCGCCTGAGTGAGCGATTGGCCGAGGAGAGCAACGTCCCCATCGATTAGAGGGTTGATGAGAGAAGCCTGGAGGTCCGATGCCCCGTCCCATGGGAATGCCTCGGGACCGATTTTCTTGCCCGTCTCATTCTTCCCGCTCCATTCCTCGAACCTGCACTCTCTCCCCTGCTCAGCCTTGTCCATCCAAAAGGAGAGATTTGCCTTCGCCTTGTCGAAATTCTTTTTTAATTCATCGACGTCAGCCTTAGCCGAATCGAACTCTTGTACCTGCATGCCATTGTCATTCATCATCTTTTTCCCAGTTTATCATTAAGTCTTTAAAATTATTAAGGGCTTCCTGTTCCACGTTTCGCAAAGTCGCAAACCCTAGCCCGAGGTAGTCGGCGATCTCATTCAGCGAAAATGAACGAGGGGGGCGGTCCTCCTCCATCGCCCCGAGCGCCTCCTCCACAACCATCTCCCGCAGGAGACTGTCGATGCGGTCTTCATATTGAGATCGAGTCTCGTCATACGAGTCGGTACAGATCATCTTCCACCCGTTTTACGAATAGCTTCGACTTGATCGGGCGATTCTCTTCCGCCCTCTTCACGCATCTCGCAAAACCTTCCCGATCGGGGAACGCAATGAGCATCAGCCGAGGGTTGGGAACATGTTTTAAAACGAATGCCTCCTCGATCTCATCCACTGGCGGAGGGACGGGGACGGGATCGGGCTCGACAATCACTTTCGATTCCTTCTGGAAAATACTTATGCATGTCGATCGAGGGATGCCCGTCTCCTTCGCTACCTTTAACCAGCTAGTCCCAGCCTCCCGTAAGGAAACCACTTTCTGCCTATCCGATTTTGTCCATTTCTTGTTCACTCCCATAGTCAATATCCTCCTCCACCGGTTGCCACCATGTCCGCCTCGCTTAAATATTCGAAATTCCCCACCGCAAAATATCTTGCGCAGTCCACAAAGTCCTTGCTCGGATTCTTCAAATCACCCGGCTGATATGCTTGCATGCAACTTATGAGATTCTGGCACTCGTCACTAAACATAAATTTAGGCTTATTCTGCCAATCCATTTCCTTCTCCCGGTCCCATGCGAGTAAATTATTGATCGCTTGCAAGCCAGTTTCGATGTCGAGTGCTTCGGCAGGCTGGACGATGATGTCTTCCACCGCCAGGTCATCTATAATGTTAGAACTGCCTTCCGCCTTCTGATAACTCGCCGCTCCAAGCCTCGGGTCGATTATCCGAATGACTTCACCCGTGCATATCTTCTCCATCCTCCGAATCTCTTCGGCATAGTCCTTCAGGCCGTACCCATTCGGTTGAGCCGCCTCTCCCGGAGCAAGCTTATCCTTGGTCAGATCAATCCATCCGCCCCAAGTGTCAAAATTTGGAAATTCCTTAACAGCCCATGCCACCCCGTGAGGATCGATGGCAAAGAGGACCATGGTCCAAGGCTTTGCTCCTGCCGGGTCAATCGATAAAACCCAATTTGCATCCTTGAAATCCGGGAGGTTTTCGGGAGATCG